CCACTGGGGCGTTCGTAAGGAATTCGGAGATGCACAGCTCACGTTCAACTACATCAGAGCTTTCTCCGATTACATCAACAACTTCTGCTTCTCTCGCGGTATCTCTTTCAATGTCGCCAGAGAGTATGAGCACATCACTCCAGCACTGCTGAAGCGTATCTGGCAGAACGACAACAACATGAAGACCGTTCTGTGGGAGATGGGCCAGCAAGGAGGAGTATCAGGGGACACCTTCATCAAGGTGGCTTACGAGCCAGCGTGGACTGATGACGCAGGTGTCGTTCATGAAGGACGCGTTCGTATCCTTCCACTCAATTCCGCTTACTGCTTCCCTACTTGGCATCCACACGACAGAGACAGAATGCTTGAATTCAAACTCAAGTATCGTTTCTGGGGTACCAATACTGAGGGAACCAGAAGTGTTTACACCTACACCGAGTTGATCCGTGCCGACGTTATTCGTGAATACGTCAACGATGAGCTTATTGATGAGCGACCAAATGTCCTCGGTGAGATTCCCATTGTCCACATCTGTAATGCTCCCGCTTCTGGTTCCCCATGGGGATTGTCAGACATTCAGGACGTTGTTTCATTGAACAGACAGTACAATGAAACTGCTACAGATATTGTGGATATCGTAAATTACCACGCAGCACCTATCACCGTGGTTATCGGGGCCAAACCTTCTCAACTTGAGAAGGGGGCCAACCGTGTATGGTCCATCGGTAACAAGGACGTCAAGGTAGAGAACCTTCAGAGCAACGTGGATCTCCAGTACTCCATTGAGGTACTGACCATGCTGAAGACTGCCATGCACGAGATGACAGGTGTTCCTGAGTCCGCTCTAGGACAGTCACAGCCAATCTCCAATACCTCTGGAGTAGCCCTTTCCATTCAGTTCCAGCCTTTGATGCAAAAGTTCGAACTGAAGAAGCTACAATATGGAAAGGGACTAAAGAAGATCAATGAATTGGCTCTTCGCACACTCTTTATCTTTGAGCCTGCGGCAACCATGTATAATCCTCTTACAGAGGGTATTCGTCAACCAGACCAGGTTGAGTTCGCTGATCCTTCTGACCCTCTGGTATACGTTACAGATATTGATTGGCCTTCACCACTTCCGGTGGACAAGCTGATCAAGCTGAACGAAATCCAGGGAATGATGGCCATGAGTCTTGAGAGTCGTCGTGGTGCGCTCAAGGAACTGGGAGAGCAATTCCCAGATGAGAAGCTTCGTGAGATCTTTGACGAGCTTGTCGATGACGCTAACCGCGATGGTGCGCTAAGAATGATTAAGGCGCAGATCGATTCAGCCATTCAGGAATTGACTGGACTGCTACCGCAGCCTGATGGATCGCTGGCACCACCAGCACCTGTCCAGACGGATGCGGAAGGGAAGCCACTGCCTACTGAAGGTGGTGGACCTCGCGCTGTTAACTTGAGCGAGGATGTACGAGAGCTTGACGGTATGGGTGCGATGAAGGCAATGCAGAGCCTAGTGTCGCAAGCATACGGAACCAAGCTTGGAGTACGACAGATCCCTACCGATGATGACAACTAAGTACGCATACACGTCAGCTATTCGTGTCACTAATTCGTAGAACTTCACGCTAAATTCAAGGAGACAAAAATGTCTACACCAGTACCAGGCACATTCCAAAACCCAAACCCTAACGGGCCAGGATCTGATCCGACAATTGGGGATCAGAACCCAAACCCCAACGTCCCATCTCCAGCAGCCTTCAGCCACGGAGCCAGTGGTGAGCAGATGTTCACCGCAGCACAGCTAGAGGCCGCTCGCAAGCAGGAGAAGGACAAGCTCTACGCCCAACTGGAGTCACTTCAGACAGAGCAGAAGAGAGCCAGCGAAGCTCTTGCAGCGATGCAGAAGGCCAAGGACGAAGAGCTAGCTGCTGTACAGGCTGCCGAAGCTCAGAAGGCTGAGGAGGCCCGTAAGAAGGCAGAGACGGAGATGAGCGCCAAGCAGCTTCTAGAGCAGAAGCTTGCTGAGACTACACAGACTTGGCAGCAGAAGTTCGAGCAAATGGAAGCCGAGCGTGCTCAGGAGAAGGCCCTCCTTGCGAAGGAGCGTGAGTTCCAGGAGTTGGTGTCTTACCGCAACAGCGCTATCAGCGCGGCGGGAGATGACATTGCTCCTCAGTTCTTCGACTTCATTCAGGGAGACACAAAGGAGCAGATTGACGCGGGTATTGCTCGTGCCAAGGCTGCCACCGAGTCCATTGCTCAGCAGTTCGCTGCTGCCCAGCAGACTCAACTATCTCAGATGCGAGGAGTTTCCACAGCAGGATACGCGCCCGTTGGTCCTATGGAGAACAACCCAGGCCAGCAGCAAGTAACTGACGCTCAGATCTCCGCTATGTCAATGGCAGAGTATCAGCAGTTCCGTGCAAAGACTGGCGTAGGCGCTGCGGAATCCAGAAGTAATCGTGGGCTATTCGGTTAATGCCCGAGCCCCATTCATAGACGATAAGGACTAACTATGGCCTCAGCAATTACGGGTACACCGAACCTAGCCGGAACCCCTACTGCTTATGCTGGTGCGAATTCAAACCTTTCCCCAGCAATCCAAACCCTATGGAGCAAAGAAATTTTGTTCCAGGCAATGCCAATTCTCCGTTTCGAGCAATTTGCCGTAAAGAAGACGGAACTTGGTGTTACGCCCGGTTTGACCATCAACTTCATGCGCTACAACAACCTTGGACAGGCTACCCAGCTTGTTGAGGGTATCCGTCTTCAGACCAACCCGCTGACTGCTAGCCAGTTCAGCATCACGGTTGCTGAGCAGGGATACGCTGTGGCCGTGTCCGAGCTGCTACTGAACGCCTCCTTCGATGACGTAATGGCATCTGCCTCTCGTCTACTAGGACGTAACATGGCAACATACCTGGACGTTTCCGCCCGTGACACCCTACTTCAGGCATCTTCTGAGATCTACGGATACCAGAAGGACAACGGCGCACTTAACAACCAGGTCTACTACAACCCAGGTACAAAGGGTACAAGCCGTGCGTCTCTGACAGGTGACTACTACCTGACATCCCAGACTGTATACGACGCAGTCGAGACATTGGCGACGAAGAATGTCCCAAGATTGGGTGAAACGTACGTATGTTTCGTACATCCTCACCAGTCCCGTTGGCTACGTAATGACCCACAGTTCATCGAAATGACCAAGTATGCCGCTCCAGGTAACTTCATGATGGGCGAAATCGGACGTTTGAACGATGTCGTCTTTATCGAGACAACTCAGGTCAGACGTACACCAAACGGTGCAGGCGCTGGTTACACCGCTGACACCGCTGGTTCTGGAAATGGCTCTGCTGACCGTTACGACGCTATCTTCATTGGAGACAATGCATTCGGTCACGCTATTTCCCTTCCAGTTGAATTGCGCGATGGCGGAATTCTCGACTTCGGAAGAGAGCACGCCCTAGCGTGGTACGCTATTTGGGGACTTGGACTGATTACTGACATTTCTGTAGTAACAGCCGCTACCAACTAAGTTTTACCCTTTGTCCGTTTCGGACATAGCCCTCCCTAGTTCCCCTACTGGGGAGGGCTTCCTTCATTTCACGAGACACTAAACAGGAGAACCTAATGGCTACAGCACGTAAGCGCGCCGGTGACTTTACTGGGCAGCAGACAGAGAAGCTTCAGCAAGAGAACGCGGAAGCCTTGAAGCTACGCGCGCAAGAGATTTCCCTTATGGCAGAGGTAGACGCGGAAGAGAATGCCAAGCCAGTCGACTACACCCATGGTCCAACCCCTCCCGTTGTGAAGGATGACCTTGAAGTAGCGGAAACTGTGGAGCTAGTAGAGCCCACTCGTACGATCATTCCAAACACTAACCTGGAGTCAGTAACCTTTGGCGCGGGTAATCACTACTCATTTGAAGAGGGACGCAAGTACACAGTCTCTCGTGAGCTAGCAGACCACCTGAGTTCCAAGGGTCTTATCTGGGAGCCTCGCTACTAAGGAGTCATTCATGGCTATCGTTCGCCCACCAATTCCCTACAATGCTCCTCCCATTGGGAGTCAGTGGTACTGTCAGAAGATTGGTGGGTGGCCTGGCTGGTGGAAACAGACAGCACGCTTGGGAGCCTTGGTAATCGTTACCGATTACGTATGGCTGAACAACCAATGGAAGGTCCGTTTCAATGTGATCTCCAATTCCCAGCTCCTTTCTGTAGGCTGCAACGAGACCATCAATAACTTCTATGCGTTCTTCGGCACACAGGTAGTACTTACTGCCAACCTCAGGTATCACGGAGGTGGGCGCTGTGGTATTCGAAGACTGGAACAGATTGTTCAAGGGCATGGAAGAATGATGGGCAGAGGCAGCAATATCCAGCCCCTTGTCATTCACGCGCTATCCGCTACTGGCGGTAGCGTCAGTTCTTAACTACGACTTCCTTAGGAGGGGTCCAGCTTATGTCTGGAACTTTTACTGATACCGCAGACAGAGCAGTACTTAGCTGGTTGGCAGGAGAAGCCTTGCCTTCCGGATGGGTTGCTCCTACTGACACCTATCTGACGTTGCTTACGGCAGATCCAAGAATCCTACCCATCCCACCAGGTGGTGACACTCCCGAGTACACCAACGATCCTGGTATTGACGACTTCACTGAGGTCTCCGCTACAGGCTATTCTCGTCAGCTTGTTGTATGGGCTCCTGCTCAGACAGCCACGGGTAACCCTTCCAGCATTTCCAACTCTGCGCAGATCACATTCGGTCCGTTCACGGACAGCGCTGGTATGGGAGCGGCCACTACTCACGGGGCTCTCGTGACAGCAGCTTCGGGTACCTCTGGAAATGTCATCATGGTCTGGCAGTGGGACAACCCAGTTGCCGCAGGACAGAACGAATCCATCATTGTCCCAGCAGGGGCATTGACTATGACACTCCAGTAAGAGGTATAACCATGGCAGTACTAATGGCTGATGTCATCAAGAGAGTTCGTATCGAACTCGGAGATACGGGAGCACCGTTCTCTGATTCATTTCTTGGCACAGGCACACTGACCATGTACGATCTTACTGAGTTCAATATCTGGGACGTATCGGTTACTTGGATCAAGGATCAAATGCCTGTGCCGCTGGTAGCCGATACCGACTACAGTCTTAACACGCAAGAGGGAAGGGTTTACCTTCTCCCTCCTGTGGGACCTCTTCCTCAGGGAGACAGACTGTTGGTCACTGGAAAGTCCGGAGGGCTGTTCTCCGATGACGAGCTGACTATGTTCGTCAACGACGCAGTACTCCAGCACACAAAGGGCCGTGAGACTGTGGAGCGCTATCGTTCCACAGAAGGCTTTATCCGCTACCTAGAGACTCCCGTTACGCTGGCTAACCTTCCAGCCGTAGAGGGAGTCCTAGTCGCGCTCAGAGCCACTGTAGAAGCCCTCTGGGCGCTCGCTACAGACGCTAGCACGGACATTGACATCTCCAGTGCGGACGGGACCACTGTGCCCCGCTCACAGCGCTACAGACAGCTTCGTCAGCAGATTGACGGACTGACCGAGAGATACAACGACTTGTGTGCTCAGTTGAACGTAGGACTGAATCGTATGGAG